TTTATACAGCGGGGTCTCCAGAAGCTGGAAGAGGTACTACGCCGACTATAGCACACTGCTCTGAGGTAGCCTTTTGGCAACATGATGAGAAGATCCTAGCAGGACTCTTCCAGGGAATCTCTGCTGCAGAGGGCACTGAGGTAATCCTGGAGTCTACCGCTAATGGTGCTCAGGGGGAGTTCTACAGGCTCTGGAAGGGCGCTGAGAACGGAGAAAATGAATATCTACCTATCTTCCTACCGTGGTATATTACACCAGAGTACACTAGGGAACCTCCAGAAAACATGGAGTTGACATTTGAAGAAGAAAAACTACGAGACAAATTCCAACTTGACAACGGACAGCTATACTGGAGAAGACTCAAGATTGCAGAAGGAGGAGAACTCAAATTTAAACAAGAGTATCCCTCAACCGCTGACGAAGCGTTTATTATGTCAGGATCTAGCGTCTTCAACCTGGAGCGTCTGGACGCACTGATACCTCAATCCTGTTTAAGGAGATCTGAGTGGGACCCTGCATCAAAGATGTTTGATGAAAACAAAGAAGGTTCCCTGCATATCTACCAGTTTCCTACGTGGTCAGACCCGTATGTGATTGCTGCTGATGTGTCTCTTGGTGTAGGCCAGGATTATTCTGCTGCTGTTGTCATTAATAAAAACTATGAGATTGTAGCACACTATAGAAATAATAAGATTGATCCTAGTATGTGGGGAGATGTACTATTTTACTTAGGTAGATACTACAATAACGCTTTACTGGCTGTAGAATCCAATTCTATGGGTATTGCAACCCTTCAGAAGCTAGACAGTACAGGGTATGTAAATCTATACAGGCAGACAAAGATTGCTAATGTATCCTCTGAGGAAGGAATACGATTAGGGTTTAGAACTACATCTTCTACAAAGCCAGCTATCATTGCTAATCTTAAGAATCTTATAGAGAACGAAGAGATTCTTATCCCGTCTAACCAGATTATAAAAGAATTAAAGGACTATATATCTACAGATACTGGTAAAACAGAGGCTGCACCTAACTGTTATGATGATTCAGTAATAGCATTGGCTATTGCATGTGAAGTATTACGTACACATTGGGACAAATTAGCTACCTCTAATGTATCATGGAAACAAAAGATGTCTACTATAGAACAACCAGAAGTTAATTGGTTATAGTATATACCCCTTATAGAACAAAAGGATCCCAAAAGATCCTAAGAGATCCGCATTGTCCTCATGCATTCGGTGGTATGCAGCGGGAAACCACCACTTACCTTTAACAATAGTACAGGAGAAAGCTATGTTGATGTTTAAAAAAACTTGGACTTTGGAAGATGATTATAAATCAGGTGATAAGATTGACATCTACCATGACGGACTTGGACGTATGCATGTTGAACGACATGTGTCTCCCGAAGAACGGGAACAGATTCAAAAGAAACGTAGGCTTAAAGCATTACGTGAAGAAATGGAGATGCTTGAAAAAGAAGTCGCATAGGAGAATCAGATGCCAATAACAGTAGAACAATTTCTTAAATGGAAAATACTTCCACGACTTATGATGCTGGTTTCTACTGCAATGAGTTGGCGGTGCGCCGAATGGTTCATGGCTTTAGAAGATCCAACAGGCGCACAATCTGCTTTCGTTAGTGTTGTAATGGGTGTTATGACAGGTGTGTTCGGGATTTGGATGGGACACGAACATAAAGGGGACAAATGATGCCACCAAGAAATCATAAGGATTGGAAGAAAGAACCTAACGTAGAATACATAAACTCTAGGATATATTCAGATTGGGATATATACAGCCAGGAACTAGAAACCATATTCTCTAAGGTATGGGTCCCTGTTTGCCATGAAAGCGAACTACCTGAAGATAACTGGTATCGGACCTCAACAATTGCACATACACCAATTGCTGTGTGGAGAAACAAACACGGTCTTCATGTATATAAAAATACAAACCTTCACGGTGTTTCAGGACCAGTGGGTCTTGTAACTGGTAATCGACTACATAGTGAAGTAGGCTATGGTGGAATGGTGTGGGCTACCCTTGATGATAACCCAACACAATCTCTAAAAGAATGGCTTAATGGATCATTTGATTGTATTATAGATGCTATTGATGCTGAACCACTGGAAGTATTTCATTATCACAAGGCTATCATAGATACAAATTACAAACTGTGGCACGACACTAACTCAGAGTTCTACCACGACTTTATGCACTACTTTAATCGTGTGTCGGGGTTTAACGATGAATACTTTGCTAGAAAAAATATACCATTCGATAATGGACATGTTAATGTCAGTAGCTTCACAGTCAACTACGAGGAGTACGATGGGTTTGAGGATAGAGGAGAGCTTAGTTTCCCTAACCTTCCACCCAATCAATGGTATATGGTTGATCTGTTTCCTGGATTTAATTTTAATCTTAGGGGGAGTGCTTATAGAAGCGATAGTGTTACGCCTCTCGGCCCAAACAAAGTTCTTATTGAGTTTCGTGGATATGGTCTCAAAAGTGACTCACCAGAAGATAGGAAGACCCGTATAAACCACCACAACTCTATTTGGGGGCCATTCGGTAGAAACCTTCACGAAGACTTGATTGGTGTAGCTGGTCAGGGCACAACAATGCGTCCAGGTACAGAAGATCGTTTCATACTTCATGGTCGGCATGAAAACAGAACCATACACGATGAAGTGGGTATGAGACATTATTATGAGGAGTGGGGAAAATGGATGGGGATAGATCCTGCCAAGGCAGCTTAAAATGAAAGAGTTTATGTTAGTCATAAGTATGTGGGGCCATACTGGAGAGGAATGGCAATACATAGGAAATCAAATGGTGCTTGATCAAGTAATGACAAAAGCACAATGCGAGTATATGGCAGCGGAAGACAGATGGGTAACCTTTTATAATAATGACTACTATAAAATGGTTCCACAATGTTATCCAAAAGAGTGCCAAGGGAAGGATAGCTGTGAGCGATAAACCAGTATCAGTAAAAGTTGGCGAGAATAGTTTTGAACTAGTACTTCGAATACTAGGCAATGAGTTTGTGGCTATTAAAATAGGCAGTACAAATTTTAGCGGTAAACTAATAGCGGGTGGCGTATTACTACTTTTCTTTACCTTTATGCTAATGGAAGTATTTGGTCTATCTAGAATACTAGGGGTCGAATGATGCCTAAAGTTAGTGATAGTACAGAAGTAGCACTCCCCCTAAGAAACATGATTAGTCTCATAGCAGCGGCCAGTATCGCTACATGGGCATACTTTGGAATTATAGAGCGTCTCAATAAAATAGAAACTAATGTAACTATGATGGGTGCAGACTTAGGACAAAATACTGAGTTTAGGATTAAATGGCCCAGAGGCGAGATGGGCAGTTTACCTGCAGATAGTGAGCAGTATATGTTAATAGAACATATTACAGGTGAACTAGAAAAATTACAAAAGCAAATAGAAGAAGGTAAAGCGCCTTACGATCAACAACAGAAGCTAACCCTAGATTTTTATGAAAAGAGAATAACTAATCTAGAATCACACATCGAAACTATGAGACATAATGGAGTTAAATAATGGTAGAGACTCTTTTTGTTTTATTCTTAACACTCGGTGGCGAAGCTAAAGAATGGACACCACACTTTAAGTTATCAGAATGTCTTGCTGTAAAGCGTAAGATTGATAGAAACGTAGGATCAGGACATTTGTATAGTTGTAAAAAACAAACCGTAGAGCTAGAACAAGAAGGTAATAAATACATTATTGTGGATTTTATAAATGAATAGTCCATGTGTGAGTATTTGCAGATTAGATGCTATGGGAAAGTATTGTGTTGGATGTGGTCGTACCATAGATCAAATAAGGAATCACTATCTGGATGGATTAAAAAATGATACATATTCCATATCAGAAATCAAAACGAAAACGAAGACCCAAGGAATACAAAAGCCCTATAGTATGGCTTAATAGTATTCGTGTTAGTATAAACAAACTCTTAAGAGTAGAGGAGAAAGAGAAATGAGTGTAGATATATTAGGCGCTATCAAACTACACGCAGAGGGGCATATTGCTAAACACAGAGCAAATGTAGATATGTATCTAGAAAACCCTGTAGGTATAGGAGAACATAGCGATATCATACAAGCTGTTGAGGATGAGCTAGAGGAGATAGCAGCTTGGGATGAAAAGCTTGAGATTATTAATAAATATTTTTAAAGACATATGTTGTAATAACCCAGGAGTGGTAAATGTCTAGATTTGTACAAGAAACACATAAACAGAAAGAGGCTAAGAAACCTCAACCAAAATTACCTAAGGCGGGTTCTTATGACTTAAAGGCTTTAGAGAATGCCAAGCCTATATACTCACCAGAGGGAGGTAAACGATAATGGCCTCTGATGGTTACAAAGAAGTTGTTAGTGATGAACAACTGATCAACATGGTAGAGACTGGTGTTCAGAACTCTACGGGTGATTGGCTTAATTCATCTGAACTAGCACGAGAAAGGCTTAAGGCTACATATGAATATGCTGGTGTCGCTGACTACCATCTATCTCCACAAGGAGTAAGCACGATTGTAGATACGTCTACTACAGAAGTAGTCGAAGCGTACACAGCAGTTCTATCAGATTTGTTTCTTACAAATAAAAGACTAGCTAGGTTTATGCCCTGGGATAGTTCTCCTGCAGCAATCCAAGCTGCTAAGGATGCATCCGATCTAACTAATTATTGTATATTTAAAAAGAATGATGGATGGGAACTTATCCAACAATGGATGAAAGCAGCATTACTATGGAAGAACGCAACGTGTCGTTGGTCTTATGTTGAAGATTACGATTACGTATTCGAAGAATACGAGCGCATTAGTCAACCAAACCTGGATGAGCTTTTAGCAGACGATAATGTAGAAATCGTTGGTAATCTAGAATACGAAAATATAAGTGAACCAAATGAATCATTTGAATCTCAAGTAGAACTCATGTACGTTGATGTTCGTATACGTAAACGGATAGATAAGTCTCGTGTTAAAATTGAACTGGTCCCACCAGAAAACTTCCGTATTTCTAGGGATGCTACATGTATCGACAGTGCTACCTTTGTAGGTATGCAAACTGAGATGACACGTTCAGAGATCCGTAAGTATTATCCCGATATGGCTGATAATATTGATGAGTGGGATGAACTAGGTGATGACTCTTGGGTAGGCAATACAAAGTACTCTCAAGATATTGCTGCACGTAAACAGATTACAGGACAGGAATACTATCAAGGATCTATGCAACAAGACATACTTCCACTTGAGGCTAACCGTGAGGTTGTGGTCACAGAATGCTGGATGCGTGTTGATCGTGATGGTGATGGTATTGCTGAACTAAAACACTTTATTATAGCAGGATCTCATATTCTTCACGAAGAAGATTGTGATGAAATCCCTATGGCTTCAATTGTTCCTATAGATATTCCATTTGAATTTTATGGATTGTCTATGGCAGACTTCACACGTAGTTCTACATTAGCATCGACAGCTATACTACGTGGCTTTGTAGAGAACACTTACCTCACTAACTATTCGCCTAAACTGGCTGATCCTAATGTGGTAGACTTCTCTGCATTGCAAAACATGAAGCCTAAACAGATTATACCAACTAATGGAAACCCCACTGGTGCAGTAGCGCAGTTACCCCCAGAAACAATTTCCACTGGTACAGTTCCACTTCTTGAACATCTTCAGCTTATTAAAGAACAAGCCACAGGTATGTCCAAGGCTGCTCAAGGGCTTAACGATACGTTATATGTGTCTGGAAACTCTGAACAGAAACTATCAGCTGTCCAATCAGCAGCACAAAAACGTATTCAACACATTGCTCGTAGGTTTGCAGAAACAGGCTTTAAACGACTATTAGCTGGTGTTTATTCTACAATGCGTAGGAATACTAAGGGAACTGTTAATTACAACATGGACGGTGTGTATAAGACTATTAATATGTCAACATTACCATCGACTATGGATTTAGAAGTACTTCTTGATATTGGTGAAAATTCTAATTCTTCTTTAATTCAAAAGTATAGCCGCATTGGTGCAGAGATACTTCCTGGCCTTGCACAACAAGGCTCAGGTATGGTTGTTAAACCAGAAGCTCCTGCAGTCTTAGCTACGAAACTAATCGAAGCTATGGATATCGATAGTAATGATTTCTTAGTAGATTATAATACTGATGAGTTTAAAGAAAAAGCAGCACAGGCAATGCAACAACAGCAGCAACAGGCACAAGCAAATCAAGCGTTACAACAACGTAAGGTTGAAGCTGAAGCTGCATTATCTGAAGCAAACGTTGTTTATACTGGTGCTCAAACTAAGAACACTATGGATGATAATGCTAAACAACTTGCAGTATCAATTGATAAACACTTTCAAGAATGGGCAGATTTACAAATTAAAGCAACGAAAGAGGGTGCTGAGTTACCAGAACATCCTGGGTATGACCAGATTATTATGTTAGCTAGGCAAATCCTAAGCCCACCTCAACAACAGCCACAACCACAGATGGGACCACAGGGACCTCAGGAGATGAAATAAATGGCACATTCGACTATTAGTAAACTTGGTGTAGGAGGAACTCAGGCAGGAACTGCAGTAACAAGTACCTCAGGTAATAAAACAGTTGTATTTACAAATGAAACAGATTCTGTAATTACACTTGATCTTAAATGCGCTGGCTCAATCAATGCAGCTGATAAGGGTATTAAGGTTCCAGCAAAAGAATTTCTTAATTACACACATGTTGGTGGACACGGTGCTTGTGTAATGGAAAATGTTAAAACAGCACACGGTACAGCTGCTCAAACTAATGAGCGTATCTATATCCACCACCGTGTGTAAGTAATGGATAAGTATCGTAAGACAGCTGAGAAGAAGCTGGGAAACGAGAAATCATATGGTAATCATAAAATTCATCCCGAAGAACTAGCAAGGCAAGCTCATGTTAAAGGACATTTTGCTGCTAAGGAACGGGATGAGTTCTTTGATGAAGTATATGGTGAAGTCTTAATTGATTTCTTCATAGAGTGGTTAAAGACAGATCCACATGAAACTAAATCTCGTGAGTTTCTCTACTCTTCTGCTATGGCACTTGGTAGTGTCAAAGAGAAAATGATGAGCTTTGAGATGTACGGAAAGAATATTCCGCATTTACAGGAGGACAACAATGAGAGCAATTGATATTGATGCTCTATTAACAAATTACTATGAGATGATCAACACATTAGAATATGATTCTATGCGTAGCGCAGGTAAGGCAAAACTTAATGCTGATAAACTTGTAAGTCTATATGAACTTGTTGAACGTTATGAAGTATTAAAAAATTCTAAAAAAGCAACTCCAAAGAAGGAGGTAGCAAATGGATAAGAATACCGAAGCACCCCCAGACTCTACCCAAACGGATGATTCTGTAGCAGAGGTTAATAGTCAAACTGAAGAGGCTTTGCTGGCTGACATTGTACGAAACTCCGATTTCGTAGATACTCTACCCGAAGAGCAAGTACCTGAGTTAGACACGGACGAATCTGATGAAGAAGACCCAAATACATCAGAGGAAGACGATAGCGAAGATGAAGAAGAAGAGATCGAAGAAACTGAAGAAGATACAGATGAAGAAGATGCCGATGAAGAATCCGCTACCGATGAATCTACTGTGTACTCTACAGATGATTTAGATCTAGAAGCTAAGGTTTCTGTCAAAATTGACGGGGAACAAACTGAAGTTTCTTTTGGTGATCTTATAAAAGGTTACTCTACTGAACAACATCTTTCTAAAAAGGGTCGTGAACTCGGTGACGCAAGAAAACAGATAGAGGCAGAATTTCAAAACAAGGCAGCGGAAATCCAAAACCTTTCGAAAGCATCTGCTGCGATACTGTACTCAAACGAACAGGCTCTTTCTAAAGAGTATCATAAAATCGAAAGCCAAATTGAAAAGGCTCGTGAAGAAGGTGATACTTATGAAGTCGGTGAACTTAAAGATAAACGAGAAC